GTCCTCGGCCATGCCAGCAATTTTTTTGTTGCTGTCGACGGCGTTCTCGATCAGGTCCTTAAACGTGTCCGATTCTTTGATATCCTCCAGGATGGCATCAGTGATGTCGGAAACATCGATGCTGGCCTGGCCCCGAACCCAGTCTGTGAACCCCGATTCGTTGCCGGTTCGGTCCACCAGCTGCGCCCGGTACCAGAAAATCTGTCCCGCCTTGAGGCCCATCTGCTGATATTTGCGCTGCGGGTAAGGCACATCGGCCTGCAGCATCGCATCATCTTCGGCCCCGGTCTGGCTGTACTGGATTTCAGTCTTCAGTGTATCGTCGGTGTTCGCCGGGAACCCCCAGTTCAACTCGATTCCAAACACCACGTTTTCAGAAGCGATAAAAGCAACTGGTTTCGGCTGATTGCCCACTTTCCCCGTAAGCGTTTTCTCTTCTGAATATCCCCAGTCTGATGAAATTTCCGCTGTATTGATGGCGCGCACGCGCACCAGGTAGCGCCCGGCGTAAATGCCCGGTACGTCAAAAGACGTGGTGGAGCTGCGCGGTACGTTCATCCAGTTCCCGTCGTTGCGGCGCCACTGCGCTTCATAGGCGATAGCATTCTGCGCCTGGTCCCAACTGACGCGCATTGTTTCAACGCTGATATTCTGCTGTACCATTGAGAAGGAGTTGATCACGATGTTTGCTGGCGGCGCCTGATTGCCCGGAGGAATAACACTCATCGGGCGCTGGTCGATGATCGCCCCTGTATCAATGCGGGCGTATTTATCCGGATCGTGATTAGCTCCGGCGATGGTGAATGTCCCATCATCGTTGTCCGTCACACTAACTACACGGTATTGCTGCGAGTAAAGTTCATCACTCTCTAACAACCAGACAGCTTCAGCGTTTGGTGTTTCGCTATACGGCGTGGTGACAGTGACCGCTTTATCTGAAATCGCCTGGATAGTGCGTGACTGAGCAACACCGGAAGGCAGGTTAACGACTAGCCTGTCTCCTGTCGCGGCACCAGGAGCTCGATCAAGAGTGATAACCCGGCCATTTGCACTGGCGACTCTTCCGCCCAAATCACGTCCGGAAAGGTTCCTGTCCGCCACAGCGATGACATATCCAGGTTGTGGAATATTGCCGTCCAACCCGACATTAAAGGTCACCACACGGTCTTTGTTATTGGTGAGAATGCCCCAGCGCCCTTTTCGGTTCGCCTCCGATTGTCTGGTGCAACCTATGGCCGTTAGTTCGAGCTGGTTGAAGCCATAGCGCGCCACCAATGCCTGTTCAAAAACCGGCTCCATAGCATCAGCGTAGGCATTATCCGGATCGGACCATGAGACCAGCGCGTTTGTGTACCTGCTCTTGGTCGTGCTGCTGGAGTAGGTGAATTTACCGTCAACAACATTGGCGTGGGTGTAACTGAAATCGACATCACGCGGCATATCCGCAAGGCAGACAATCTGGTCATCACCCCAATAAGTCATACCGCGGAATATGGCCGCAAAATCTCGTAGCACGGTGTAGGCGTCGTTTCTGTCCTGAATGTAGACGTTGCAGGTATATCGCGGCTCGGTACCACTCCCGCCCTTGCCGTCTGGTACCTGCTGATCGCAGTACTGCGCAACCTGGTAAAGCGACCATTTGTCGATATTGGCCGCAGTGAGACGATTGCCTAAGCCGAAGCGGTCAGTGACCACCAGATCGTAAAAAATCCATGCAGGGTTTTCCGTCCACGCCCACTTAAAGGTGCCCGTCCAGGTCCCGCTGTAGGTTCGAGTCTCGGGATCGTAGGTATCGGGAACACGGATTACGCGTCCGCGAGGTTCGCAGGAAATCTGAGGGATGGAGCCGTTGAACTGGCTTGAGTCAAACTCGATATAGAGCAACGCCGTATTCGGGTAACGCAGTTTGGCGTCAATCACCTCAGTAAAGCTTTGCAGCGTCATTACATCGCCGACTTTCGCGCTATTTGCGTCAGCGGTTATCTTGCGCAGACGAAGCGTCCAGGTGCTGCCCGCCTGCGGTAAATCGATACGGTGGCTGCGCTCGTAACCGGAGGTCGTTTTCCCCGTAACGCTGGTATTGAGCACGGTCTGCCATGTGCCACCGTCGGTCTGCAGATCGATAGCATAATTGATGGAATAGCCAACGAGATCGCCGTCGTCCTCTTGCTTAAAAAGAGAGGGCCATTTCAGACGCAAGCGCACAGCCGACAACTGGGTATTAGTGAATGTACGCGTCCAGGCGGTTGCACTAGAAACCTCGGCTCCCACGCTAATTTCATTTTCGGTTCCGGGAATACCCTGGATGTATTTCTGAACCTGCGTTCCCGGGCGGAACTCCCACGTAACGCCACTGAAGTTCTGCGATCCGTCGGCGTTCTCGAGCGCAGTACCATCCAGATAAATATCCTTCCCAGTGAGGTGACCAGCGAACTCTCCCTCTCCAAGCGCGATGAGGATTTTCGCCTTTGCTACAGACTGCAGATCGTCCGGTTGTTCGGTCGGGGTTCGTGAGCTGGAGCTGCCGCCTTTTCGGCCTTTAATCACAGTTGCTGTAACCATATTGCGCCCATAAAAAAAGCCACCCGAAGGTGGCCAGATTGAAAAGAGTGGCGTTACTGCTGATCTTCAACGTAGATGCCGGCAGATACAATGGCACCTCCAATGCGTCGCTTGCCATAGAGGAGTGGTACCGGATTTCCCTGAGCTGTGGTATTTGTCACACCGCCAAATGCGTAGCTAGCTTGGTTATCTGCTGACTGCTTACTAGCAAGACCCGCCGTCTGCGGCGACATCATTTGTACAACGCCGCCGATCATCATCGCAGCACCGAACTTCGCTACCCCATACCCTGCCGCTGATAGCGTGCCAGCAGAAAAGTAACCAATCGCAACGCCGACGACGACCAATACCGCACCGAGTATGGTCTGAAATGCTCCAGCTTTTTTACTGCCGATAATGACAGGCGCAATACGGATATCATCGCAGCCTTTATCCATATCGAGCTCATTAGAAATTAGGTTGCGTTTCCCACTGAAAACAGCGTAAGTCAGGCCCCGCTGCTTACTGGTATTCAGAAACCGCTCGAAGCCGGGAACAATCACGCAGAGTGCACGGATGGCCTCTTTGGGTGATGCGACTGAGAGCTTGTATTCACGGCCAAAGGTAGCGCCGAGGATGCCATAATGGCGGATCGTTCTGATTGAGTCATGTGTTTTAATCATAAACAATCCACTCCAAAAAAAAGCCCATCGGCTAAGATGGGCGCAGATAAATTATATGGCATACGGCAATTAGATAAGAATATTGAATGAATGCTCGCTCAAACCCAACTTTGAATCCATTGCCAAAATGAAGAGCACTGTTTTAGTGATTCAACCGACTTCATTTCAGGGTGGTTGAGATTAAACGTCACGAAACTATTTGGGCACTGTGCGGAAAATGAAAAATAGCTCACCAAACAGGCATCAATCTTCGCACCATCAGTGGAATGGTACACACCATCAATCAGTGAGGCGGTTGGTGGAAGATACTTCGCCTTCATCAACTGATAATTCATATCCATTACATCCATAAGAGGTGCCTTAGCACAAGCTTGCGCTGCATTAAGATAGGATTGCCGATTACCCTGGCAATTAGAAGAAGCATCGACAAATGCGTCTTGCAAATCAGATCGTAGAATCACATATTCTTGATCGAAAGCATTAGAGCTAGAGAACACACCAATAATACCAAACATAACTCCCAGAGCGAACATTCCCCCGCCAACTTTCAAATCCAAATCGCCCCACATAAAGCATCTTAATAAGAACATTGACAATCCAAGCCCTGTGAATAATTGCCCACCGCCAGTCCACAGATTGACTTCGCAACTGAAAATATTAAAAATTAAAAGTAAACCACCAATTATGGTAGGGCTTAATATTGCAGTCCATTTTAGAAAATTCTTTGTTCCATTGTTGAGTTGCATACATTAGACCAGCCATTTTAATGTTCGAAACAACCATTATTAAATAAAATGGCATTTGTGACGAATTATTTTAATTGTACGTTCACGCCAGTAACCACCATAAGGCACACGCTGGCTAAGGTGTCCATAAAGATGGTGTAGCAGCATATTCCCTTCCTACAGAATTCCAGCATGGTTCCACTTATTGGCCTGTACCTGCATGATCACCATATCGCCAGCCTGCGGGGGACCGTCAAACTCGCGGAAACCACATTCATACCAGCATTCCTGATAGAAATTGTCCGAATAACTGTCCTCCCACCACGGATAATCCACACGATAGTCGGTCAACTCAATGCCATGGGTCTGACGAAAATAGCTCATTACAAGCCCCCAACAGTCGTACACGCCCAGAACAAACGGACGCCCCACTAGCTGCAACTCACCACGCGGTTGAATGGTACACAGATCTCCTTCAAGCCAACTCACTATATGCCAGGGCAAAAGCGTCACATCACACTGTGCTTTATCCAACTCGCTTGGTTGAGTCGTAGCGTCAGGATGGCTATGAACTATGGCAATCACCGTTCCCCAATCTTCAGCTGCAGCGTAGTCCTCTGGTGAAAGATGAAATTGCTCCATCGGCTCAGTAGATAAGTTACGGCACGGGAAATAGCGCTCCACCCTGCTTTTCTGCGCGACCACTCCGCAGCTCTCACGTGGGTACTCTGCAGCAGCATGAGCCATGATGGCGTTTATCGTTTTCTGACGCATGATTAGCTCCTGATAAGGGAAGTGCCCGGAAAACCACCGAAGGGCAATTCTTCGTTCTCACCAAACCGCAACCTGCATGCGGTAAGCGTGCCGTTGCAGGCATCAAGCGACGGATCGTCTACCGGATTATTGTTCAGGTCGAAGTAACTGGTGCCGGCGTAATCGCACCCGTCACCCGAGCGATACTGGTTTCGGATACACCATGTGCATAGCGAGTGGAGTTGACGCGTCGGTATCATTAACCCCTGAAGATCCATAGGGCTAGTGAGAATAAACTCGACGCTTTCCCCCGCCAGTTCGTTGTTCTTACCATCGATGTAGAACACCCGTTTTCTGACCTGCAGCGGATCAGCAGTAGCATTTCCTTCTGGAAAGTTTCTGGCATCCAGATA